TCAAATGCGCCCATTATCACCCCCATTATCTAACCCTAATTCAAGCATTATCGTTACCACCAAAAAACCCCGACATAATGCCGGGGTCGATTATCTCATTGATTATGTAGGTGGTTATTGGTGATTATTATCACCCTCAACCAACTTATCATAAATCCCACCCAAATCCTGAATAGCGTCGTCCGCCTTGCCAGCAATCAACGGATTATGCGAACAAATCCGGCTTGTCATTTCATGGTTAGACATAGCCCGCGCAACTAGCGACTTTAGAACCTCGCGCTCTAGCTCGGTGAATTGGTCGAGCGGCGGGCGCTGCTGATATTGCGCCCCGTCTAGGTCGAGCGCTAGTTGCGTGATTTGCGCAGCGTATCCATTCATACGCAAACAAGCGTCATAATTGCCCGCGTTATTGTGCTGCGCTCCGACCTCCCGGTAAATCCGGGCCAGTGAATAAAGCGCCTCGCGTACCTTCTCAAGTTGTTGGGTTTCTTCGTTCATGGTTTGCCCTCTTCGTTGATTGCCCCCATACCTTAGCACCAAAAAAGCCCCCAATCAAGGGGGCCAAAAACAGCACAGGAAAAGGGCAAACAAAACCCGCCCGTTTTTAGTTTACGGTTTCATGGCGCGAAGCAGGACGGGCGCGCCAATGGCGACATATGTTAGGTTTTCAAATGTCTCCACGTAGTCACCCGGCATTGCCGCGATAGCCCCCGCGATAGCGTGCCCCTGCTCGGGGTCGAACATTGTCACGACGACGGGCGCCGCCCAAACCCCGAACACAAGCGCGACAACCCACCCCTCGCGCCCGGTTAGCTTTTCGGCCGTGTATTCCTTCACTCGGTTCGCGGATTCTTTGCTTCGACTCCACGACTTGGCGACCGTCTGCGCAATAGTCGGCGCGATACTTGCCAGTACTGCTCCTATTGCCATGCCTTACTAACCTCGATTTGCAGGGCGTTAATCTGCCCGGTTTGTTCTCGGTTAGTTTTGGCGCACTCGTCCAGACGTTCCGATAGCACAACGATGGTATCAGCGTTATTTGCCACGGACGTTTTGAACCCCTCCATTGCCCCGCGAAGGTCGATCAAAATGGCGACCGCCCCAACAATACCAGCAACCGTGATATTTTGCGCGATTTTTTCCCAACTAAAATGTTCCTGCATCATTGCCCCCAAGTAAGCCCCATTTCCTGTTCATGCAGCATATAGTCCTGCTCGGTCATCCACACGTTATCAGTAAACGGGGTTGCGCTATACCCGCCCCCAAGCGCACTACCGGAATAGGCGTCATATCCCGCGCCCGCCTGATTTGATTTTGTCGCGCTCGTTTTTGCCTGCGCATCCATGTACCGGGTGATAACGTGGACAGCAACGCCGCCCGCGACCACGTAGGCCAATGTTTTTGCTCCACTCATTCGATTATCTCCTGTTGATTATTTCGCCAGCCAGTCCAGTACACTACAAAGCAAGGGCCGTGGCAAGCCTTCGGTGCCGGGTCGGTGGCATTGGTCATAAGTCCAAGTACCTAGTGTTTGATCGGGATCCCCATCCCCATTCTCGTCATCGAAAATCGCGGTATTCAATGAAGTGTAGGCATAGTTGTCGGGGGAAATTGGGTTTAGCTTTGCCCCCTCAACTTCGGGAATGGCTTTATTCACCAAATAAGCCACCCCCAAAATCCCGCCAATCATTAACCCGTCGCGCATTGTGAAACTTTCGAGCATAATCACGCCGCCATAAATAGGGTTTGCTCGGCGTCACGTCGCCGCGCTAATCCTGTAAGAATTTCGCCCCCGGCTTTGTTCCAGCGCGGGAACTCGTTCGCCGCTTCGATATAGCTGCCCCCGTTCAAAAGCCGCAGCATAGTCGAATCCCGAAACGCGCCACAGCCTACGTTAAACGCGAACGAAACAAGCGCATCAAACTGTGACTGGGTAACTTCAACCGTTACGGCGTCCCGAACGCATCGAACAAAGCGCGCCACATCGTCGCGCAATATCGACTCCGCTTCGCTGGCGGTAATATCGCGCATAAGGTTCTCGCCTTCCTGAATCAAATGCCCATACCCGATAGTCCAATATCCGGCCGAATCCTGATACGGCGAAAGCCGCCGCCCTTCAAACCGTTTAATCAGGTCAAGCCCAGCATCAGATAACGAAAGCGATTTAGGTTCCATGCGAATGTCCAACCAATCCAGCGAAGGGGGAGCGATTATCTCGCCGCGTTCGTTTTTCTCGGGCGACTTTTTCATGATAGCCCGCCCGCCGATAATCATGGCGATACTACTACCGATAATCAGCGCAATGGTTTCGGCGGTATCCATTACTCGACCGTATAGCCCATGCGCCCGAGCATGTCGGCAATAAACCCATCCGTCATCCCGTCCGTCGCGGCCGGAAATTTGGCGCGCAAATCATCGAATGTCGGAGCGCGATTATTGACCGCCTCGTTTGCTAGCCAGTCATCGACAGCCGTTTTATAGTCCGCCGCTTTAACGTCAAGCGGGTGCTGATAGTGCGGGTTTAATACTTTCATGCGTTGCGCTCCTCCCATTCAATGCTACACCCAAGAAATGCTCCGGCGCTTGCAGACCAAAAAACAATTGAAGCGCCCGGCAGCAATTCGATGGGCGTGTTGTACACCAAATTGTGCTCGCCGCTAGGTCGGTTTTGCACTCTGGCCAGTCTGCTATTAAGGTCAGGGTCTGACACATGCAAGTTAGTAAAATGATCGGGGTCATCGCTGTGGCGAAAGTACAAAGCCGACGCAGTGCTTTGGTCATTTACCGCTTTTTCCGACCACGGGCTGCCTAGGGGGATATTGCTTTTGCCGATGCTGATATTGTTAATATCGCTCGCACTTCCCCAAACATTTACCCGGCGAATATACGCTATTTTTGTGCTGTCCGGGGGGTTTGTGTAAGAAACCGTGGAGTAAGTACCGGCCCCCGCGGTCGTGCCTAGGCTATTCGCAAAAACAGGGTTTGGGATGCTCGGCACTTGGTCAACCTTAACGGTGCCTGTAATTTCCGTCAAAACCTTTCCATAATCCGCCCATTCTTCACCGACACCAATCTGCACGCTGTTATCAGCGCCAGATACGTCAGTGATTTTAACGTGCTCAAAAACCTTAGGGAGCGTTCCCTTAAAACTAGCGCCCACGTCGATAGCTTGCCCAATGGTGGTATTACCGGCACCGATAAAATCAATATCAACGTTGCCGGTCGCTTTCATTAGCATAAAAAACCGGCCTTGGGTGCCGAGCGTAATTTGCCCGCCTGCCGGAATGGTTTGTTTATAGGTTCGCATTTTGCCCCCTTACTTGTTCGCCAGATAAAGACCGCCGCCCACGGCGACCGCCGCCACTCCAAGCGCGGCCAGCCCCATGGTCGTGGCCTGTTCGCCCACGTCCGTGACGCCTTGCGAATACTGAAGCGTTTTGTCGGCAAAATCTTGATTGCGGTCGGTTTGCTGCAATGTTTCGGCGTATGACTCGCCCACAAAAGATAGTGCCGACTCGCCAAAATCAAACGCGGTTTCCTGCGATGTGTTCATTTCATCAATGGCTTTTTCGCCCAGCGAAAACGCATTATTAACCGCGCCGTGATCGGTGGCGCGAATACTAACCCGGTTTCCCTCACCAACCACTGCGTTGGTATCTTCTACATCTTCAAACCCCGCGTTTAGCGTATTCCACTCTTGGGTTCGTTTTGTGCTTTGGCTGCTAGAGCTTGAACCGCCCATTATTTCATCCTCAATTCATGCCTGTTATATTCGCCGCGTTCATTTTCGATATTGAATGGACCAAATTCGCGGGCATAGCGGACAAGGGCGGGGCGTTTCGACCAGAACCGAATACCTTTATATCCGGCCATTTTTGCGGTCGAATAAACAAGCCGCAGCGCGGCCAGTGCATCCTGCCCGCCTACCGCCACGACCTCAAGCCATTCGCCCGCCGCCCTCAATATCACGTCGCAACGCCCCATGCGATAAAGCGCCGCGCTACCTTCGGCCAGTTGATCGGAGGGGTCGAAGCCGTCAAGCGCCCGATCTAGCCTTGCCCAAGCGGTCGTATCCATGCCGGCCAGGCGTTGCGGCGTCACTTTCGGGCAACCCACCAAACAAGCCCGCCAAGCGCCACCACCCCCGCGACAACCGCAAACGTGGTGGGGGCATCATTGCCCATTACCAGTCCGCCCTGCGTCGTCACGGCGCTACTGTAATCGTATTGGCTGCCCGTGCGGGAAACCGCCGGGCCGCCGCTAATTTGCCCGATCTTTTCCAGACTGCCGAAGCCGGGAAGCATTAGAGCACCTCCCGAACCACGATCAGGGCCAGAATACCAAGGCCACCCCCAACAATGGCTTTTTCCGCCGTGCTGAAATTGGCCCAAATATCCGAAACCATGGGCAAGGTTCCCGCTCGCTGATATTTACCGTCTGACGTTTGATAATACGGCGTTTCTTTTTGCTCGGTCGTTTGGTTGTCCGTTGGGGATGGTACAGTTTCAAACTGCGAATCGATCGCCCGCGTTGCGCCATATTTCAGCACGTCGCCCCATCCATCAAAAATGGAATCGCCGCCGCTGCTATCACTGGATGCCGCCGAAAAATCCATTTCGGATACGCTTGTTCCCCACGTTGGTTCGGAAAACATAATTTATCTCCTGTAAATGGGGGCCGAAGCCCCCCGGCGGGTTTATACGCGGTCGATGGTGGAGCGCAGACGCGAATAGCAGGTTACGGCACCCGCGCCGCTGGCGGTATATTTCCACTGGAATGACGCCATGGAACCATCGCGCCGCAGCGTGGAAACTGCGTCGGATACGTTGCCGGTAATTTCAGGATCGAAAACCACCAGATCGGATTGCGGCGCTTTCAGGCCGGTAGTGGATTGCAGGAAATCCAGCATGGCGGTTTCGCCGTCTTGGCCCAACCAAAGGCCATCCTTCGTCACTTGCAGCTTGGTGACGACTGTCGAGTGAGCAAACACCCGATCAATCATGGAACCGCGAATGGAACCCAGCGGCACGTTGACGTTGTACTCACCGGCCCCGCCAAAGGTTTCGTTGGCCTTGAGAATGGCGGTAAGGGCATAACGATCATCGCGGCCCTTCGGTTTCGGCGGGGCCAAAAGCGCCCAAGCGGAAAGCGTCGGGTCAGTCGCGCCACCGATGTCTACTTCAATATCCATTGCGCCCAGCGCCACGGTGTCGATACCGCCCGCCATTTCGCCGGAAATAGTGCGCGCTCGGAAATCGGAAAACGGAATAAGCAGATAACCGGCCGCACTGCCCAGCCCTTCGTACTTGTTCTGCGCGTCGAGGTGCGCGCCGGTAATGTCCACGATTTGCTTACCGGCAATCCGAATCCGGATACCGTTGATATCGGACTTGGCAAACGTGCCGCCAAGTTTCAGAGCAATGCCCGCGACCGTCATACCGGGGTTCACTTGCGGCAGGATGGCGGTTTGGTTTGCGCCCACGTTTTGAAACGGGGCCAGTTTTTGGTGTACTCGTGCCATTTTTAGCTCCTTATTAACCGTTAGTGACGGCGTTAGTCACGTCTTTAACCGGGGTCGTCACGGCGTTGCTCGGCAATTTCTTTACTGCCCAAACAGCCGCGCCAAACGCGGCAATACCGGCCATAACGCTGATTGTGGTTTTCTTGTCTACATACATGGGTTATCCCTCGTCGGTTTGTTTCTCGGTCGATACGCGATCGACATTACCAGAATCCGCGCCCTTTGCAACCATTTTAGGCGGATACTCTGAATAATCAAGTTTTCCACGCATTACGTCGAATCCATCCGAAAAAATGAACTCGTTTTTGCCCAGTTTTGCCGCTTCTTCAAACGCCGGATGGTATTCGTCCGCTAGGATTTTAGCGTCGGCCAACTGCTGGCGAAAGGCGAAAACCTTTGTACATTGGTTGCGTGCATTAGGTGGAATCATGCGCGTGCGTTGCGCGATAAAATAGACCAAAACCCCGTCGTGTCGTTTCACGTATCCCAATTTGTTGAATTGGTTCTGATCGTGATCCGCGAGAATTTTGCACTCGTCCGCGAATACGTGCGCTTCAATGAACGAATCCAGCGATTCGAGAAACGGGGCCGCGCCCCCGAATTTTTGCGCGGATTCCGGCCACCCTGCCGAGCGCGTCGGGTCGTGAACAATTACGTTATTGTGCTGCGCGCCCTGTAACGCCAGTCGTTTCGCCAGATTCGTTTTCCCGCTGCCCGAATTCCCCACTATTAAAACGTGCATTATCGCCCCCTTTTTCCTGTTCCTGTTTCTGTTCATTTTGCGGCTTTCGTTTCGGCTTAACAATTTTCAGTTTTTCACCCAGCTTTCGGAAAATACCGCCGATGCCGCGCATATACTCGCGGGTTTTTTCCATGTTCGATTTTCGCGTTGCGATTGCCTGCGTGTACATGGCTGAACCCAAGAGCGCGCCCCAACCGGGGGAAATGGGTATGCCACCTTTTTGCTGGACATACGCTTCATAAGCATCGACCAGTCCCGCCAACTCTTCGGGGTCAGTCTTTGCGCCCTCGCCATACAGGGGCGCGTGGAGTTGCGCGTAAATCCAAGCCAGATTTTGCGCCTGCTGGCGGTAATTTGCGTTGCCAGATTCCGCTTGCGCTTTTTCGTCAGGTTGGCCCGCGTCATCTTCCAAGCCGTGCGCCTTGCGTTGCGCCTTGGATTTTTTGCGCCAGTATCCGGCCTTGGTTTCACTCGGCGGGCATTGGTGAACGCTGGGATCGAACGCGACGCCCTTGCGCGATAGCTGCCCCCGGTACGCTTTCCACTCATCCAGCGGGTCACCGGACGATGCGCCAGAATCTTGACGATCAGCGCCAGAAATTTGACCGATGCCCGTGTCATCGTCAGGTGGTACACTGTCACCGGGCGCGCTGTCATCCTCGCCGGTAATAAAGCCGGTCGATTTTTCGGTGACAGGCGGGAGGTCAAAACCGGGGTTTGCGAAATCTAACGGTTTTCCTACTTCAAAATCAGACATTTCAACAGCCCTTTAGAATGTCAAACAAAACGAGGCAAATTATGACAGCTTGCGAAATGACCAAAAACCAGACCGCTTTTTCCAGTCGATTTTTTGCCCCCTGTACCCGCTGAAAAGCGAGAGCCAAAAACACGGCGATCGCCGTTTGTTTATCCATCATTCACCCTTAATTAAACGGACAAGGTGAGTATATGGCGCGTTGGGGTTATCGTCAACAGAAGCTGGCAAAGGCAGGGATAATCGGAAAAAATCAATATACCGATTTAACCAGCTACCAGAAACGCAAATTGGGGGAGCTTTGGAAAAAATATGGGGAAGTAGCAGAAGCGCCGACAGACTTTGTTAAGCGCCGCGTAGGCAAAAAGACCGCCGCCAAAATGCGCGATTCAGGCTATGCCGTGAAAGGGCAAACCGTCTACGCCCCAAGGGCCGGGGCGCGAGCCGTGCATATCAACGGCAAACGCGGCGAAATACGGCACACCTACAACGATAAACTCGTTGTTTATCCGTTTTCCGATCAGTCCAGCGACTTAGGCCACATTGAGAAAAAAGCCGCTGAAATTGAGCGCCTACAAAACGAAGCCGCCGCAATGGGGATTAATACATCCCTGACAGCGCGTTTCGGCGGTGGGGGTATTTTCAAAAATCTAATTTTCGAGGATGTAACCGGGCTGCTTTTTTACATGCAAAACTTCAAACCGAAGGATGCCGAGAATTTGTCGCCGCAGGAAGAACGCGAATTACGGAACGAACTTTTTTCATCCGTTGGCATCGTTATCCAATACGACGACGATTAACCAACCATCAAAAGGGCAAACACGATGGATAAAAAATTTGCGGTTATCGACTTCGAAACCGACCCGTTTACATTCGGGCGTGAACCGCGCCCGTTTTCCGCTGGATTTTATGACGGTGAGACATACGTTGATTTTTGGGGGCCGCAGTGCGGGCGCGACTTAATCAACTATCTGGATTCGCTGGAAGAGCCTCACATAATCTACGCGCACAATGGCGGCAAATTCGATTTTTACTATTTTCTAGAATTGGAAGCCGTCGAAAACCCCGCTTTGATTATCGGGGGGCGAATCACCCGCGCCCGCATGGGCATACATGAATTGCGCGATTCCTACGCGATTTTGCCCATCCCTCTTTCGGCGTACTCGAAAGACGAGATTGATTATTCCAAATTCGAGCCGGAGTGCCGTGAGCAGCACAAGGCCGAAATTCTGGCCTATCAAAAATCGGACTGTATTTACCTTTGGGAATTGGTCGATAAATTCCTATCGCGTTTCGGCGATAACTTAACCATTGGATCGACCGCCGTTAAACGCTTGCGCGACCTTCACCCGTTCGAACGCGCCCAGCAATCCGACGACGAGAAAATGCGGGAGTTTTATTTTGGTGGGCGCGTAGAGTATTTTGAGCAGGGCATTTTGCACGGCGATTTTAAGGTGTATGACGTAAACAGTATGTATCCCGCCGTTATGCGCGACCGATTGCACCCGAATTCATTGACCTACCTTTTCGCCTCGCCTAGAGCGTTGGACGCCGCCGGGCATTTGCATAGCTGGCCGGAGGGTTGGCCTTACTTTATTACGTTTACGGGAGCCAATTATGGGGCGTTGCCGACGCGGGAAAAGACCGGGTTAAACTTCGGGGTTGAATATGGGACGTTCAACACTACGTCCCACGAATATCAGACGGCCCTGAAATATGGGCTGATTCGCGTGGATAAGGTGGAACGCGTGTTAATCCCGAAAAAGGCAACCACGTTCGCCGAATTCGTCGATACCTACATTCAGGACAAAATCCGCGCGAAACGGGAAGGCGACAAGGCGAGCGAATTGTTTGCGAAACTGCTACTTAATTCGTCATACGGTAAAACCGCGCAAAATGGGGCCAATTATTTCGACTGGGAATTCAGGTTGCCCGGTATGCCCCGCCCTGACCTTTCCGTATGGGAACTGTACGAGTTCGAGGGCGAAATTGAACTATACCGAAAGCCGGTAGAGCGTCCCGTCTATTACAACGTCGCAATAGGGGCCAGCATTACCGGAGCCGCCCGCGCCGTGCTACTTGATGCAATCCAGAACGCAACGCGACCCGTTTACTGTGATACCGATTCCCTGATATGCGAGCGGCTAGACGGCGTAGACCTTCACCCGACCGACCTCGGGGCATGGGATTGCGAGGCCGAGGGCGACACGCTCGCCATAGGCGGTAAAAAACTGTATGCCCTACAGTCAGACGGTAAGACTGTCAAAACCGCCACCAAAGGCGCAAGACTCGACGCGGACAGCATTTTTCGGGTTGCCCAAGGCGACGAGATAACGTGGCGCAATGATGCGCCGTCATTCAACCGCGCGGGAAAGGCGACGTTTATAGAACGCACGATCCGCGCAACTTTTTTGGGCTAGGGGCTTGCATCCCTCGCTGGGTTTGCTAGTATCTCAAATGTCGCAAGGGCGACACTTCAACCACCCAAAACGAAAGGGCTAAATCATGTCTCAAGCACTCGTCAAAAAACTTGCCACCAAAACCATTGTTGGCACTCTGCCGAAAAAGATCGACGCAAAGCAGACGCTTTACCGTATCGTTGGCATCTGCCGCAAGGTTGAACTGAAAGAAACCACCTACGGCGACAGCTACAAATTTTCGGGCGACTTCAAGGCGACCAACATGGAAACCGGCGAGATTTTTCGCTCGTCCGTGGCCTTCCTGCCGGGGGCCGCTGAAATGGCGCTAGTTAATGCCATGGCAAACGCCGCCGACGCCGGCAGCGATAACGTTCAATTTGGCTTTGATGTATCAATCAAGCCCAGCGACGCGCCGACCGGTTACGAGTACGAGATTGTACCGCTCGTCGAAATGGGCGAAAACGATCCGCTCGCGGCGCTGGAATCTTCGATGCCCGCGCTTGGCAAGCCGAAGGCTGACAAGTAATCTATCTGCTTTCGCAAGTGTTACCCCGTCTTAATGGCGGGGTTTTTTATTGGTTTGATAACGCACCAATAACCACCTACATAATCAATGAGATAATCGACCCCGGCATTATGTCGGGGTTTTTTGGTGGTAACGATAATGCTTGAATTAGGGTTAGATAATGGGGGTGATAATGGGCGCATTTGA